CGGGATTTTGTGGCGGTGGGCGACGTGGACATCAAGGTCATCGGTGCCGACAACCAGGTGCTGGACAGCGAGGTGCCCGTGCGGCAGATCCTGGAACAGCTCATCGCCAAGACGGGAATCCCACCCTTCCTGCTGGGGCTGTCCTGGTCCTCCACCGAGCGCATGAGCACCCAGCAGGCCGACATGATGACCAGCGAGATCACCGCACTGCGGCGGTCCCTGGACCCGGTGGTGGAGCGCATCTGCGAGCTGTGGCTGCGGGTACACGGCTACGGCGGCCGGGTGGAGGTCCGGTGGGACGACATCAACCTGCAGGATCAGGTGGAGGAGGCCCGCGCCGAGCTGTACCGGGAGCAGGCCCGGGCGGTGCGCGGACAGAACAGCGGAAGATAGGGGAGGACGAAAGCTTGGAGATCAAAAAAGAGGCGGGGCTGGGCCGGGGCCCCCAAGTGGACCGGCGGGAGCTGGAGCAGATCCATCAATTCAGCCGGAAGGAGCTGACGGCGGAAGAGGTCTACACCTTCTCGGTTCGGCTGTGCGACAACGAGATCGACCGGGATGGGGAGCGCTTCTCCCCCCAGGCCCTGGAGACGCTGGCGGAAAAGTTCGTGGGGAAAAGCGGCATCTTTGACCACGAATGGAGCGCCAGGGGGCAGACCGCCCGCATCTACCGGGCGGAGGTGGTCCGGGAGCCGGAGGCCACCACCCGGGCGGGGGACCCCCTGTGCTATGTGAAGGGGTACGCCTACATGCTGCGTACCGAGGCCAACCGGGACCTGATCGCCGAGATCGACGCAGGCATCAAACGGGAGGTATCGGTGGGCTGCGCGGTGGAGCGGTCGGTCTGCTCGGTGTGCGGCGAGGACATCCGGGACCGGGAGAAGTGCCGGCACATCCGGGGCCGGACCTACAACGGAAAACTGTGCTGGGCCGAGCTAGACGGCGTCACCGACGCCTATGAGTGGTCCTTCGTGGCCGTGCCCGCCCAGCCGGGGGCGGGGGTGCTCAAGGGCTTCCGGGGGGAGGCCCGGCTGGAGCGCCTGGAGCAGGAGGCCGCCCTGGGGCGCAAGTATCTGGCCGGGCTGCGCCGGGAGGTGGCGCGGCTGGGGGCGCTGGCCGAGCTGGAGCTGGAAGCACCCGTCCTGGAGCGTATGACGGAAAAGCTGGAGGAGGGCGAGCTGGAGGCGCTGCGCAAGGCGCTGGAAAAACGGACCCGGGAGCGCTACGCCCTGCGGACGCAGTTGACCTATTCGGAAGGGCAGGAACAGGAGACGGCCCGGGACGGGGCCTTCCTGATCTGGGGCAGGTTGGACGGAGAAGAAAGGGAGGAAGAGCATGAGCAGACAGGTTTCCTATGAAGAGATCGGCGCGGTGACCGCCACCTTTATCGCCCAGAGCGGCGTGGAGGACGGCATGGCGGTCAAGCTGGCCGGAGACAGCACAGTGGGCCCCTGCACGGCAGGGGAGCGCTTCTGCGGCGTGGCCCTGGCTCCGGTGGGGGGCTTTGCCGCCGTACAGGTGGGAGGCTTTGCCCGGGTCAAATACAGCGGCACAGGCGTCGCGCCCGGCTGGGTGAGCCTCACCGCCGATGGCTCCGGCGGCGTGAAACAGGCGGGCTCCGGCGATGGGGCGAGAGATTATCTGGTCGTCAGCGCGGATACCACGGCCAAAACCGCCGTGGTTCGGCTGTAAGAAAAGGAGGATGCGGGTATGGCATACTGTTATGACAATCTAAAGCTGGAAAAAGGCATGTACAACCAGACGGGTAAGTCCTTTACCCAGGTGCTGGAGGAGCTGGACCCCGGTCCCCACTACAAGGGCACCCCCCTGGAGGGGCTGGACGCCTACCAGCGGCAGCTCAAGCGCTTCGACATCAAGGTCAAGGGCGAGGGCTCCGACGTGGTGGAGAAATTCTTCCGTACTTCCGACTCCGCCGTCCTCTTCCCCGAGTACATCGCCCGGTCGGTGCGGCTGGGCATGGAGGAGGCCGACATCCTCCCCGATCTGGTGGCAGCCGTCACCCGCTTCGACGGGCTGGATTACCGCTCCATCGCCTCCGCGCCCGGCGACGAGAAAAAGCTCCGCCGGGTGGAGGAAGGGGCCGCAATCCCCTCCACCACCGTCAAGACCCAGGAGAACCTGGTCAAGCTCCACAAGCGGGGGAGGATGCTGGTGGCCTCCTACGAGGCCATCCGCTATCAGAAGCTGGACCTCTTCTCCGTCACCCTCAAGCAGATCGGCGCCTACATCAGCCGGATGCTGGTGGAGGACGCCATCGGCGTGCTCATCGGCGGCGACGGCAACGACAACGCCGCCGACACCTATCAGGTGGGCACCAGCCCCATCGGCGGCACCAGCGGTACGCTGGACTACGACGCCCTGGTGGACTTCTGGGCGCAGTTCGAGCCCTACGAGCTCAACACCCTGCTGGTGCCCAGCGGCGTCATGGTGGACATGCTCAAGATGACTGAGTTCCAAAACCCCCTGACCGGCCTCAACTTCCAGGGTACCGGCAGGCTGACCACCCCCCTGGGGGCCAAGCTGCTGCGCACCTCCGCCATGGACAGCGGCAAGCTCATCGGCCTGGACAAGCGCTACGCCCTGGAGATGGTACAGTCCGGTGACCGGGTGATGGTGGAATACGACAAGCTCATCGACCGGCAACTGGAGCGGGCCGCGATCACTACCATTTGCGGCTTTGCCAAGATCTTCAAGGACGCGGCCAAGGTCCTGACGGTGTGATGGAGGCGGCATGACGGAGGAGATCTTTGCATTGGCCAGGGCACTGAGCGGGGCCGGCGAGGAGGAAGAGGGCCTGCGCAAGCTGTGCACCCAGGCGGAACAGGAGCTGGCCGCCCGCCTGAAGGAGGGGGTGACGGCCGGGGACTGCGCCGAAGCCTTCGCCCTGGCCGCGGCCTGGACCGCGCTGGCCGACTGGCGGGCGGGGGAGGACCTGGAGGGGGTGAGCGCCTTCTCCGCCGGGGACCTGACCGTCCGTGGCGGCGGAGAGGCCGCCTGCCTGCGGCGGGACGAGCTGCGGCGGCGGGCGGAGGCCGTGCTGGCCCCCTACCTGGCCGACCGGGGATTTCACTTTCAGGGGGTGCCGGGTTGACGGGCGGAGTGCTCCGGGGGCTTCTGAAACGGTACGGACAGACCGTCTGCCTCCACTCCGGCGGCGGGCAGGAGGTCCAGACGCGGGCCTTCCTCCAGCCGGTGCTGGACCGGCGGGAGGACCGGTGGCAGAGCCTGCCCACCCCCCTGGGGGAGGCCAGGCGGGACCGCTTCCTCTACCTGGGCCCCCCGGATGCCCCGCTGGAGGGGCTGGAGGAGGGCTGGCTCCAGTGGAATGGGCGGAAATACGAGATAATGCAGGCCCAGCCCATCTATGTGGGCCGGCGGCTCTCCCACTGGTGGGGGCTGCTGCGGCCCAGGGATGCGGAGGAATGACATGACGGGATTGGATCGAATCCGGGAGCATATGACGGCCTTTTTGACTGCGCGGGGCGTGCAGGCCGTGGCGGCCTGGCCCGGCCAGGGGCGCAGACGCCTGAGCGGGCCGGTGGCGGCGGTGTCCATCCGCGCCTGCGAGGGCGGGCCGTCCGGCTTCCGGGATTACCTGGGAGAGCGGTATGACCGGGACAGCGGCCAATGGCAGGAGTTGTACGGCAGGAAGGTACAGGTCACCTTCGGGCTGGACCTCTACGCCCCGAGGGAGAGCGGGGCGGCGGGGTGCCAGACTCTCTTTGACAATCTGGCGGAGGCCCTGGCCGCCGGGGGGCCGGAGGGGCTGAAGCTCCACACGCTCTCCCGGGGAGAGACGGCCTTCGACCGGGAGACGGGGCTGTTTCACTGCCCCGCGGAGGCGCAGTGCGGCGCGTGGCTCTACGCCGTGGCCGACGAGGGCGGGACCTTCCTGGATTTTGAGGTGAGAGGGGAACGAGCATGACAATGACGACGCATGAACGGCCGGGGGTGTACTCTGCCTACGACGCCTCGGCGGTGGTGTCCGGCAGCGGCGGCGGCAAGGTGGTCGGGCTGGCGGCGCTGTGCACCGGCGCCGCCGCCGGGGAGGCGGTGCGGATCACCCGCTACGAGGATGCGGTCTCCGCCTTCGGCAGCGGAGAGGAGATCTGCGAGCTGATCCGGTTGCTGCTCCTCAACGGGGCGGCGGCGGTGGACGCGGTCCCCGCGGCGGATGAGAGCGGTTACGCCGCCGCCTTCGCCGCGCTGGAGGCGGTGGAGGACGTAGCGGTGGTGGTGTGCGACTCCACCACCCTGGCGGTGCAGCAGGCCCTGCGGGACAGCGTAAAGGCCGCCTCCGCCGCCCGGCGGGAGCGCATCGGCGTGGCGGCCGGAGGAGAGACCGAGACGGTGAGCCAACTGGTGACCCGGGCGGAGGGGCTCAACGCCGAGCGTATGGTGCTGGTGGCCCCCGCAGACCCAAGCGGCAAGGGCCGGGCGGCGGCGGCCGTGGCCGGGGCCATCGCCGGAGAGAACGACCCGGCGGTGCCCCTGGGCGGCGCGGTACTCCGGGGCCTGAGCGGACTGAAGGTCCAGTACAGCGACAACGAGATCGACCTGCTGGTGCAGGGCGGGGTTACCCCCCTGGAGAGCGCGGCGGGGGAGATCTCGGTGGTGCGGGGCGTCACCACCAGAACTAAGAACGGCGAGGCCGCCGACAGCACCTGGCGGGAGCTGTCCACCATCCGCATCGTGGACGACGTGATCCCCGCAGTGCGCAACAGCCTGCGGGCCAAGTTCCAGCGGGCCAAAAACACCGAGCAGTCCAGAGGGGCGATCCGCGCCCAGACCATCCTGGAGCTGGAGAACAAGCTGGGCCGCGAGATCATCACCGGCTACGACGGAGTGACGGTGACGGCGCTGGAGGAGAATCCCACGGTGTGTCTGGTGGAGTTCAGCTTTACCGTCACCCACGGACTCAATCAGATCTGGCTGACGGCCCATGTGACGGTTTAATACGGAGGGGAAGCAATGACAGTGACGGGATTTCCCACCAGCAGCGACATCTATCTAGAGGTAGACGGCAAAAAGGTGGCGGTGGTGCAGAGCTACGCCGCAAAGACCAGCCGCTCGAGCCGGACGGTGGAGGCCTTCGGCGAGGATCAGCCGGTGGCCACCATACCCGGGCCACGCAGCCATCTGGTGGAGCTGACGCGGCTCTACGCCACAGACGAGGCCGTGCGGGACGGCATCAACTTCCACGACCTGGAGGATTTCTCCCTGGTTATCTGCAAGCCGGACCGGAAGATTATCTACTCCGGCTGCCAGTGGAGCGCCATCGGGGAAAACGGCACCCTGGGCGACATGGTGGTGGAAAAGGTGACCATTGTGGCGGCCAAGCGAATCGAGACGAAGGCGTGAGCATGGAGCGGGATTGGATGACCCTCCTGGCCGGAGCACGGAGGACGGCGGCAGAGGAGGGACAGGGGCTGGAGCTGCGGCTCCTGTCCGCCCGAGAGGTGCTGGAGGCCCGTCGGGAGGCGGCGGGCCTGACGCGGGAGGACCGGGAGCGGGCCCTGTGCGCCAACGCCTGCCTCTTGGCCCGAGCCCTGGAGCGGGGCGGAGAGCCGGTGTTCTCTACCGGCGGCGCGGTCCTGGAGGGCCTGTCGGTGGAGCAGATCGCCTCCCTCAGCCGCCAGTGGAGCGCCTTCAACCGGCGGGAAAATCCCTCCCCGGAGGAGGGAGAGC